AATATACCGAAATTTGGATCTAAGGAGACACAGCAATGGCATTCCAAGTCAGTCCAGGCGTACAAATAAGAGAATTTGATTTAACTGCAATCGTACCAGCAGTATCCACCACTCCAGCGGCATATGTTGGAGTATTTCAATGGGGTCCTGCTGATCAAAGAGTTTTAATTAATACAGAAAAACAATTAGAAACAATTTTCCGTAAACCAATTAATGATCCATATCATGCAACATCTTGGTTATTGGCATCTAATTTTCTTTCTTATGGTGGAAATTTACAAATTGTAAGAAATGTAAAAGAAGTAGACGCAAATGCAGTACCATCTAACGAACAAGATGTAAATGCACTTTCTAGTCCACTTTTTCCTGCGGCAACAACCGCAAGACCAACAGTTACAGAAAGTGATATTCAAATTAAGAATAGAGAACATTATGAGTCTGTAACTCTAGGTTCTCCAGAAACATATTTTAGCAATGCATTCGTCGGTAAATACCCAGGCGTAATTGCAAATGGTTGCGCTATAGTAGTTTATGGTAGCGGTTATACAAATGTTGCTAGTACAACCAACGATGATCCTAATTTCCCATCTTGGATTAGAGATGCGTTTAAAGTGTTCAATTCAAATCCAACCACAACAGATCAAGCAGCAAATTTAGGATTCAGTAATGATGAAGTCCATGTTGCTGTTATAGACATTACTGGAAATATCAGTGGTGTAAAGTATTCAGTAATTGAATATTTTGAAGGATTGTCTGTAGCAGGAGATGCAAAGCGTCCCGATGGAACACCAAACTATTGGATGAGTGTTGTAAATAACAAATCACAATTTGTTTGGGTAGGTGATATTGAATCACAAGTAACACTTGATGCAGCTGGACACGATTGGGGAACTATTTTTGATAGTGTAGCACCTGGCGCATTCAAGACATTAAATACTGGTGAAACTCCAGCAAATGTAGTTGCATTTACTCTTGAACACGGAAATATGTCAGGAATAGATGGATCTTATACTTCTTCTGATTCTGCACTTTCTTCAAGAATACTAACACAGTATGAAACTAGTTTTGGTGATGCTGATGAATCTGATGTTTCTATTTTAATTGGTTATAACACAACAATAGAAAGTGATATCAACGATTTCGTAGCAATCGCAGAAAGAAGAAAAGATTGTATTGCGTTTGTTTCCGCTTGCTATGATTTAAGTTTGATTGGTGGAACAAGAGCAGATATTCTTGATGGAATTACTGAGTTTGTAGATGCAGTATCTTCTACCTCTTACGGTGCAATGGATTCTGGTTACAAGTATCAATACGATAGATTCAATAATGTTTATCGTTATGTTCCACTCTGTGCAGATTCTGCGGGTTGCGCGGTTCGTACCGATACTCAAAAGGATCCGTGGTGGTCACCAGCAGGATATGACCGTGGCCGTATTCTCAATGTAGTCAAACTCGTATTTAATCCAAATAAAGATGAACGCGATGTTCTTTACAAGAAAAATGTAAATCCTGTAATCACATCTCAAGGATTTGGTGTAATTCTCTTTGGTGATAAAACACTACAAAAGAAACCAAGTGCATTTGATCGTATCAATGTTCGTAGACTCTTCAATGTTCTTGAGAAGTCTATTGCTACTGCTGCTAAGTTCCAACTCTTCGAATTTAATGATTCGTTTACTCGTTCTCAATTTAAACAATTGGTCGAACCATTCCTCCGCGACATTCAAGGAAGAAGAGGTGTTACATCTTACGCAGTAGTTTGCGATGAAAGTAACAATCCAGCAAGTATTGTAGATTCTAATCAATTTGTCGCGGATATTTTCGTAGCACCAAACCGTTCGATCAACTTTATCACCCTTAACTTCATTGCAACACCAACAGGTGTTACATTTGCAGAATACGGCGGATAATAGGAGTTTTTACGGAAAAGTAGGATAAATAAAAGAAACAGGAGACACACATGGCCGACTCAAGTATTAACTCATTCATGACAAACTTCGACGGTGGTGCAAGACCAAACCTCTACACCTTTGTAATGGCATGCCCAGGCTTAGCACAACTAAATCCAGCATTTGGACAGTTGCAATTCTTCTGCCGCAGTACACAGTTACCTTCATCTATTTTAGGTGAAATTACTGTTCCTTACCTCGGTAGACAAGCAAAGTATCCTGGCGACAGAACATTTGAAGATTTTACCATCACAATTTTAAATACTCAAGATATGAATCTTCGTAGAGTATTTGAATTCTGGAACGAACAATTCAATACATTTGCAGGAAATGCGACTGCATATCCAAACCCAAGAGCAATCTTTGGTTCCGCAGTTGTTACTCAATTAGATAAAGCATATCGCCCAACAAGAGCATATCAATTCTTTGACATGTTCCCAAGAGATGTGTCTTCTGTTGATCTTGCATATGACAACAACGATAGTGTATCTGAGTTTACCGTAACATTTGGTTATTCTTACTTCATAAACGATAACTCTCCACAGAATAGTGCAGCAGGCATCGGTGGTCAAGGATTCCTCAATCCTGGCGCAGTTGTTCCTGGTCTTGCAGGTTCTGGAAATGGTTTCGGATTCGGAAACAATGGTTTTGGACAGGGTGGATCTGGATTTGGTCTATCCTTTGGTTCTGGACCTGGCGGTTCTGGATTCTCGTTCGGTTATGGTAATGGTAACTCTGCATTCGGTGTCGGTTTCGCTCAGAGATAAGCATTCGTTCGTGACGCATACATATTCAAGTAAACATATTACTTGGAGTTTATAATGGCAATTAAATTTTTCGGGTTTCTTTTTCCTAAAAAGGAAGATGAAACTCTCAAGAACATACCCGTAACCCCAGAGGCAGACTTTGCGGACGGTTCCACCATCATAGAAGCTGGTGGGGCCGCGCAAAGTTATGCTATTGACTTAGATACAAATCTTCGTTCAGATATTGATTTAATTCGTAAATACCGTGAAATAAGTGGTCATGCTGAAGTTGAAATTGCTATTGATGACATAGTTAATGAAGCAATTACAGAAGATGTCGAAGGTGAAATAGTTAAGATAGATTTAGACGCAGTAGAAGATGTATCTTCTGGAACAAAAAAGAAAATAGTAGGAGAGTTTAACACACTATTACACCTACTAAATTTTAATAAAAAAGGATATGAGTTATTTCGTCAATGGTACATAGACGGAAGAATGTATCATTATGCG